GCTGTTCTAATCACATCTCTGAGATTGCTCTTCCTAGCACTTCCAGAACTTCGTCTTTTATATCTCAATCGTCTGCTTTCTGTAAATAAATCCAGTAAGTAAAGAAGTCTGCATTAGGATCAGAGAAAAGACTCTTTGGCTTATGTCCCAAGTTAATCATTTGCACAAAGTCTTTTGCTCTCTTTTCGCTTGTTGAATAAGGACAGATTGCATTGATTGTATTATTCTTTAGTCCATTCACTCTATACACTAATCTCTTGAAGATATTTTTACTTGTCTCGTGGAGGTTCTGGTCGTTAGAGATAATTGGATATAACTGATTGAGATAATTCTTTTGGTTCTCATTCAAAGCCATCATATCTTCAGCACTTCATACCATTACATAAGGCATCTGCTTAGTTATGAACTCATCCTTCTTTAGCTCTGTTCCTCTCCACTCAAAATCAGAAGAAAGTAATGCAAACTTTTTCTCTCAATCAGTCAAATTCTCCAAATATCCTCTCCATCGTTGGTGATAGAACTCTTGGTAGTATCGGTTCTTGATGGCGTTTTTTAATGAAATAATATTGTTGGCATTGCTCTGGATTTGTTGAGCTTCTGCCTTAGTCATCGATTTATCTGGGACCAATCCTTGTTGCAAGCTATCGATTTTACTATCTCTATTGGCCTCACTAGTNAGGAAGTTCATCATAGTGAAAGTATCTTGTCTGATTGCACTCTGTGGCAATTCATACATTGCATTNGTCAATGGTTGTTCCTGGATTGCTGCTTCGTCTACAAATAAGTATCTTGTTCCTACTGATTTCTTTTTAAGCTCCTCTTTGTTTTTAATCAATCTACTATTTACAAGAAAATCTCCTCCTAGAGCTTCCTTCTTTGCTTTGATAAGATTAAGATTAGCTAAAATACTGATTCAATTCTGTTTATCCTCCAGTTTGTCAGATAGACTATTACCAAATGCACTGTTCCTTTGAGGGTCGTAGTAATTAAGAATGATTGGTCGTGGAACTAATAGTGGGTTCAACTTCTCTTCTTTTAAAACTGGTTCTAGCTTTTCTCTATGGAAGATATGCGATAACTTTCAATCCAAAACAAACTTCCACTTGAATCAGTCTACTATACAATAATGAGTATAAATATCTATCGAGAAATTCTTATCCAGATTATCAGAGGTTATCGGTCAAACTCCATTCTTCTTTGAGTAAGTATCTCTTATGCTTTGTTCAGCTGAGTTATATTGTGCCGCAAAGAAGTTATCCATATTCTCTTTACCGTATCTTTTGATCATATCTCTTACATTAGAGAGCATCATAAATCAATGGAATCTATAATTCTGGCCATCAAATTGTCCTGTCTGAGAAGGTAAAGGATCAGGAATCCAAGAGAGAGGATTTATTGCCCTCCAAGTATTATGTTTTTTTACTTTATCGAATCCTGTCCTATTTACTATTCCTACTCAAAAGAAAAGAGAATCCTGTTCTGATTGATACTCTACTTGTTGTTGGACTCACTCCTTTTTATCAAACTCTGCTACTGCATTAAGATTGTCTGCTTCTTCTTGTCAGATCCATCATTGCCTTGAGATAAATTTCACCTTCACTCAAGAACTCCAGAAATTAGCGATCAATACATCAATAGTATTCGCTATCAAATTGATATTGATTTTATCTTTATTATTATCTTGTGAAGTCCATTTAAGAAGTCTTTGTTTATATCTTTCTCTTAGTTTTTCTACATACGAATATCCTAATTGATATTCGTCAGAAATTTGTTTTAAGATTTGATTGTCATCCATATTGCTTTTGTGAAAGGAGCTAAAAGCATTTATTACCTTATAAGGTTTTTTTTCTAAATTGCAAGTGATTTTTAATATAGAACACCACTATAATCTACAGTAAATATTTCGGTATGATCTGATCATCATTCCAGATTAGCAACTATAAAATACATTCTCATCATTATAGCATCAGCATAGTCTGGAGAATTACCAAGTCTCTTCTTCATTTCTTCTTTGGATTCTAGTCTGATTTTCTGTTCTTTTAGGTTATCTTTTATCATTATATTGTCTAATTCTCTCTGGAGAGATTCTTTCACTTCTCCATCTGCTTCAACTCTGATTGTTCTTTTCTCCATCTGTTGTTTGAGCTCAAAATAGCATTGGGTTTTTAAGTTTGCATAACTATTAGGAATCTGAGTCTTTTTTGGTGTTCAATTATTCAAGAAGTTTACACATCATCTAAGTTGGTCTGCGACTCCTCCGCCGACTCAGTCGCTATCTATAACGATTTTATATCTAGAGACATTATATTTCTGTTCAAGCTCTTTTATCCTCTCAACTGTTTGGTCGGTCGTTAATCAATTATAAGAGACAAAGTGAACTGCCTTTAGTCATCTCCAAACTACTATTACAGTTTTATCGTCTCATAGTCTTGCAATATCTGCTGAGATATAATAATCTCAATCTTCTACATTGTTGGTAAATAAATCTGAAATCTCATCCCATCTGAATAGCTTTCCAGGAGTATCATCATAATCAAAGTTTCCAAGCAAGAGTCTTTGCCTTGTGATTTCATCTGCTCTTTGGAGCTGAGTGATATAGTTTTCATCAAGGTGGGGATTGTCTGTTGCTAGTGCAGGAATAAACATCCTATATTCCGGAAGAGTTGCCGATTTGTAAGGTTTATAATATCTCTCGTAAATATGCCCTTTATCAGGATTAAAGGTCTCAAGGAGCTTTGGTTTGAGTCAGTATTCTTTATTCTTTTGTCTCCCTATTCTTGTTTTTAGGATATCTATACAAGTGTTGTGGATCTCATTACTTTCATCAATGAATCCTCCCGTTAATTCTAGGGATCAGAATCTAGTATACAAAGGATCGGAAGGTTGCCAAGCAAGGTCAAGCAATAGTATTTCACTTCAATTAGGGAATTTAATAGTATTGGTCTGGTTATTCAATCCTCATCTATTCACTTCTGGGATTTGATAGTCTGCTAGAAACTTAAAATAAGTATTTAGTGTTGTTCTCTTTAGATTAGTTAATTCTTTTCTTCAAAAGAACCGTCTAGTTCAAGGATACTTCTGGCACATTGATCGGACCCAAAACACTCATCAATAGCTTTTACCTCATCAAGCTCATCATCAATATCAAATCTCTGTATGTATATCATCGTATAGATACTTCAGGAGTTCTCATTGCTTTTTTGTTGCTTTGAATTCTAGTCTCATATCTTTATATCTATGGATTTAATAGATAAATTACCATCTAAATCAACTTCTTGCTTTGTGCTAAACTCTGATTTTGCTTTCCTTTCTAGATATCGTTTGCTAGTATCTAAATCTTTCTCATTAAGCTTTGATACTACATTCTGCTTAGCTTTCATAGTAGGGTGTTTTTTCAATAGCTCCTTTCTCTCAAAATACTTTGGGTTATCATTACAGTAATTATATAATGTTGCTGGGGTTATTCCTGCATAAAGACTGGCTTCTTCATCGGTAAATGAGTTAGAAAAAGCATAGTCTAGTTTTTTGAGTGTTTCCTGTGTCATAACTGTTGGTCTACCTCATTTATTTTTAGTCATCTTTTTACTGTTTAGGAAGTAAATCTATTACACTTCTCTGAAACTACTACTCTCAGAAAAACTTATCTCTTGCACTTCTCAACTTCTGGAATACTGATCCATCCTTCTTGTCCTTCTCCATCAGATTACTCCTCAGGATCTCGTTAGACTTCTCAAGCTCTGAGACTTTATACAATAGCTTTTCTACATTTTTTCTTAGCTCGTATTTGGAGAGCTTTGATACACATTGGTTTATATAATTAAGTTTTAAAATTGTTTATGGTATCTTCTTCCCTACCCACCATTGAAACTGCTCTAGGCTATAATCCTTTACACACATATTTGGTTTGCCCGGTATTTCTAGTTCGTCTTCCCATAGGTTCATAAATTTACAAATCATCTCTAAACAGATCTTTGCTTTGTGCTCTTCTGTGATTATTATCTTAGGTCAAACTCACTTTTGCATTTTTGTTTATCTAACTAAATAATAGCCAAGCTTCTTACCTTTCTGATTTACTGTCTTTATTACTCAAAGTTTTATTAATTTCAATAGTAATGATTTTTTAAAAAAAATCAAGAGCTTTTTTTAATATTCGTCTTGATTTATTGTTTTTTATGTATATAGTATCATTACTTTAATATTAATACTATAAGATGATAAGAGCATATCATATAGGTCTATTACTTTGTGGGAAGTTTTAGACCTTTTCACATCTTAACAATATATAATGAGTGATATAACTTGTTGTCAGGGCGAATGATGTCCTATGAAAGAAAAGTGTTATAGATACACTGCACGAAAAGACGAGTATATGCAAACATATTTCACAGAACCACCTATTAAGGACTGACAATGTGAGTATTTTTGGGACACAGAAGATAAAAAATCTGTTGATTTATTTTAATTTCTGATTATACTCGGATTTAGAAAACAATTGTTTTAGGACAGTAAAGGTAAATCTAGGCTGTCCTTTTTAAACTAGGTAACTGTCGGGGAGTAAGCTAGACTTTAAGCCTAAGCATATACACTTACAATCAGCTAGTATATGTTAAAATTCGGTGTAATTCCGTCTGCTGATATTAAAGAGAGTTCTTACTGGCTCTCTTTTTCTTGCTTTTAAGATCTAACCAATATAATTATGGAAAAGAAAAGACAAAAGGTTTTATGTTTTACAAGGGTAATGGGATACTTATCTCCAACTTACAGATATAATGTAGGTAAAAAATCAGAATTTTATTCAAGAAAATATTTCAGTAAATTGAAAGCAAAAAACAAAGAATTTAATAATCAATATGCTTAACTGGTAAAAAAAAGTATAAAAAAGTCTTGCAATTTGATTAAAAATGTTTATATTTGATTGTGTAAATGTGAAACTAATTTTACAAATAGCGTTTGTCTCTTAAATCTTGGCGGGTTGGTGAGACATACGCCAAGAGCCAACCTGTATGATTTAAGGCATACGCAATAACAACCCGCAACTAGAAATAGATGTGGGTTTTTATTTATTTAGAAAACAAAATGATTGATAAATGATTTGGAATATTACCTAATAAAATTCTTTTTAATAAAAAACTGTCTGATAAACAAAAACTACTTTTTGTATATATTACAAGTCTTTGTGCAGAGAAAGGTTATTGTTGGGCTTCAAATAAATATATATCAGAAAATATGTGATGTAGTGAAAACACAATATCAGTAAATATTAGTAAATTAAAAGAATTATGATTTATTGAAGTTAATATTATACAAAGTTCTTGAAATCAAAGGAAGATATTAATATCAGAAAATGAGCAAGGGGGTCTTTTGAAAAATCAAAAGAGGTCTTTTGAAAAATCAAAAGAGGGGTCTTTTGAAAAATCAAAAGATAATAATATAATATATAATAATATA